GGAACGGCAAAGCAAAGCTGACCGAAGATCAGGTCCGCTCCATCCTCGTGGACGGGCGCACGCAGCGAGCGATCGCAGCAGACTACGATGTCACTCAGAGCATGATCTCGCACATCAAACGTGGTCACAGCTGGCGTCACCTCTAGGCCCACCTCGGGAATCGCCACGCTGGGGTCGCATAGTTGAAGCCGTGCATCGCCTCCTGTTTGCGGAACGCCATCGCGCTGCGGAACCGCTTACCGTGGTAGGCGGCCATGGTGACGTTGACCCATGGCTTGGCGTTCATTGCCAGTAAGCGACCCAGCGCCCCGTCGAGCCAGTCCTGGAAAAACATGTCGTACATCCACTCTTCCAGTGGCCAGTCACCGCACTCGCACTCCAGGCACTGCTTGGCGACGGTCAGCGCCAGACAGACATTGAGCGGGAATCTGATTGCCTCGGCGTCCGGAGCGACCGTGATCTGGATGTAGTCGGGCCGGTAGATCGCATAGGAGAAAAGGCCGGACGGCGTATCGAGGTCAGTCTGCGCGGGAAGAAAGCTAGCGTCGCCGTCCGGAAAGGTCATCTCGGGGATCAGCACCCCGAGCGAGGACTGGGTGATGCCGGAGCCGCCAGAGCCGTACTGCGACGCCGCCGGCCGCATCGGAATGCCGTTGTGGCTGACGGCCAGGGTGCGGACGATCGCCGCATCGCCGGGCACCGAATAGACGTAGTCGGACTTGCCCTCCTCCAGGGTGATGTCCTCGTAGTAGCGCCACGCGGACGTCCGCCGGAAGAACTCGTCGACGACGTTGAACAGCTGCAGGGTGATCAGCTCCTCGGTCACGCCGGGGCATTCGACGGTGATCGTCTGGATAAGTCGGTCGAGGGGAGCGCAGCTAGTCATGACTGGATCGTCAACATCTGTCCGATGAACTTCTGCAAGAGCGCGCCGGCACGCGCATCGACGGTCGGCTCGTCGTCGCGGAGCTGGGCCCGGCCGACGACGTAGTAGACCAAGCTCGGCCGATACATCGGATCGAGGGTGATCTTGGCTGTCGTGTCGATGGTGCCGGCCGTGTCGACGAACGGCACATCAAACAGCGGAAGGAACAGATCTGGCCTAAGCCGCCGCGCCTCCAGCAGACCGATGTTGAGCGCCTCTACCAAGTCCCGATCGGGGTATCGGTAGGACGGCGCGTACTCGTCCTGCAGGAGGCGGCGGGCTTCAGACAGATACTGTCCCACCGTCTCCAGAGCTGGCATCGGGTCTCCCCTTAGCCAGGAGTTACGATCGCCTGCGCGAGCGCCGTGCCATCGAGAACTTTGTAGCCGTAGACCTGCAGGCCGCGGAGCAGCGTACCGAAGGTAAGTTCGGAGCGCAGCGTCTCGACCTTGTTGATCTGGCTGGCAAAGGAGAGGCCGTGCTGGGTGCCGGCATAGACCACCCACTCACCCGCGGCGAGACCGGCAGCAGTGCCGGACGGCAGCAGATTACTGACATAGATCGTAAACCGATCGACCATGCCGAGGCGGCCGTTGCGGAGGATCGAGGTCGAATCGCCGGTCAGCGACGCGTCCCTTAGCTCCGACATCTTGATCTGCGAGCTGACCCAAGCCGGCAGCACGATCCAGCGACCGGTCTCCGGAATGTTCTGCTCGTCGAGCACCTGACCGAGACGCACCAGAAGATCGATGATCTCGACCTTGCCAGCCGTTCCGGCCGGGTTACGAGCGACGATCTGAAGAGGAGTGCCGGTAACACCGAGGTTGATGTTGTTGGAGATCTGGCCGGCAGTCGTGCCCTTGTTTTTGGGCGCCGCCTGACCGAGCAGGCCCTTCAGCACTTCAGTGTCGACGACAAGTTTAAATTGCTGTGCAGCGTCGTCCGACCACATGTTCATCATGTTCAAGTCGCTTTGGACTTCCATGACGTCGTCGAGTATCAGATTGAAATATTTGCCTTTATCGATCTTCATCTCGATGATGTTCGAGGCCGGGCGTTCAATCTCAAGTAGACCATCGACGCGATAATCTTTGATCGTGATGGTCGGTTTTGTTCTGATAACGACCGTGTCACCCTTGTTCTTGATCTCGCCCTCGTAGTCGGTGTTGCTGATCGCTGCCAGCACGGTGCTGGCGTAGAATTTTTCGATTAATTTGGTGCTCCACAAAACCGGAATAAAAGTTCCGGCGTAAGCGGGATTGGGCGTTGCAGCCCCAGTCGGATAAATAGGCGGAGTGGTGCCGGCACCTGCAAGCGGATAGCCGCCGGTTGTCGTATAAGCCATCTGAAAGCCCTTCAGAGTGAGCGGTTACTGGATCCGCCCTTCATGCTGAGCTTGGTAGATGTCGCGCTCGATAGCTTCAGCTTCTGCCTCACGGCCCCGAAACTTGCCCACGCGCTTGTCATCCATGAACTTGGCAATCCAGGCGTGCGTGTAGACGGGCTTGTCGGGCGGCAATTGCTGCGGCGCCGATCTGGCTCTACCGGGGGCCGCGAACTCTTCGAGGGAGGGCTTCCCGCTACCATTGCCGTTGGCAAGAGGGGGCGCTGAAGTGCCTGGGCTCGGAGAGGCTGACGGGGTGCCGGTAGCCTCAGAAAGAAATCCCCTAAAGAAAGTTACTACTCTCCCACTCTCGTGCCTGTCAAATGCCTCCTTGATCATGTCCTCGCGGCGGCGGCCGGAAAATGGGTCCGGCAATGACAGCCACGCCTTGAATTGCGGCGACCGATTAATGTCCCGCCAGTCCTGACCGACGTGCTCGTTGAGCGCCGCATAAACCGACTGCGTCTGATTTTTGTCGATGATCTGACCGACGCCCTGGACCGAGCCTTCGATTCGCTTCAGCCGCGCCGCCAGCTCCTCGAACTCCGGCACGAACTCTTCGCGGGCCCGCTTGCCGACCACGGTCAGCAATTCATCGCCATATTCCTCGGCTTCCTGCTCGGTGACATATTTCGGCTTCTGCTTCGGTGGCGGTGGCTCGTTCGGTGGCGGCTCCAGGCCGCGCGCCTGCATCGCCGCGATGGTGTTCTCCAGCGTCGCCATCCGATCGGCCATCTGCTGGTTCGAGCGGCGTTCGTTCTCCAAACGGCCCTGCAGCGAGCGGTAACGTTGCTCCCAGGATTGGTCCTCCTCAGCCGGAGGCTGACCACTGGAGGGCGGTGTTTCCGGCTGAGGTTGGGCCGCAGCTTCGCCGACAGGAGGGCTGGGCTGTTGCTCGGTTGGTGTCTCCGGCGCGGTCGCCATGTCGGCACGGATCTGTTCGGCCTGGGCGAGCTGCTTGCGCAGCTGCTCCGGAATCGCCGGCTCGTGTGCGGGCGGCTTGGCGCTATTTTCCTCGGCCATGTTTCGGTCCTATCTTTTCGTAGAGCGTCGGGGTGTCCCTCAAGACCCCAGCAATTTCAGCTGCAGCGAGCGCCATCCCCTGCGCCCGTTGCAGCAGGTCGATCGGTGCGCCAACCATCTGGTGGGCCATCGACGCGGAGTAGCGCTGCATCTCCAGGACGAACTGGTCCCAGCCCTCCGGCGCATGCATGCGCAGCACCATGCCGGCTTTGACCAAGCCGGTATAGTCCGGCGCCTGCGCCATTATTTGCCCTTGCGTGGGTTGCGCAGGTTCTGGATGACCGCCGGCTCGGCCTCGGTCGGCAGCGTCGGCACCGCCTTGGAGTAGTCCATGATCGTCCGACCGGACTTACCCAGGTCGTTCAGTCCACCGCGAGTCGGCAGCGGTCGGGAGATCTTGACCGCAGGCTTCATTTTTTCCAGCTCTTCGGCTTGGCCGGCTTCACCGACGCCGACGGCTTCGGGATCTTGCCGGTGCCAAATTCCTGAATGTCCTTGAGGTCGGTCGGAAACAGCGTGTCACCGTAGGAGATGTTCATCCCAGACTGCTTGTCGTAGTCCTTGGTCTTGCCGGACATGCCGCGGGTGCCGCCGAAATTCATGTCGACCTTGGTCGAATCCTTGACCGCCGGCGTGCCGCCGGCAAGGTTGCGGCTCTTCTGGTAGGAGAGCCGACTGACCCCCTGGCCAGAGGTCTTCGAGACCGTGGCGCGCGGCGTCCGAGCCATCTCAGCTCTGGCCCGAGCGACCCGACTTCTGCTTCTTAACCCCGGAAAAACCATGCATTTTGCCGGAGCCGCCAGCCGATGGGCCGGAGAACTTCTTGCCGGCTGATTTCGCCGAGACCGAGGACACGCCCGGCTGCTGGTCGCCGACGCCCTTGAACGACTGCATTTTGCCGGAGCCGCCAGCCTCGACCTTGAATTTGCCGGCGGGCAGTTCCTTGGACTTCTTGGTGGGCGCCATCTTCACATCTCCTTTGGCCGACGGGACTGTCGGGTTCATCGTGTAGCCGGATGCCATCACACTGGTCCTT